ATCCGTGATAGTGGTCGGATATTTCGCAATTCCCGTAGCGCCATCAAAGAAATCTATTTCAGATTCTTGAATAACACTGTCGCCCCCATTTGTTCCATCAGAGTTTGTACCGTTAAGTGCAACCACACCATCCGCTGCTTCAATAGCCATCAAAATCTTCGCATTAGCATTTGACGAATCCGAATCGGTTCCATTTAAAATAATAGTATTTTTATCACCAAATTCTTCATTTTGCAAATTATCATCAGCATCAGTTTGCGAACTATCTGTAGCATTAAGAATAATGTTGCTGCTAGTTTCAGTATCTTCGGATGAATCAGTTATTAGATAAGTGCCGACGCCTGACAATCTACTCGCAATTCTTTGAGATCGCTCGGTTAATATTCTTTCCAATTGACGAGCATGTGTGTTATCTCCAAGAGATATAGCAGTTTCCGATAAAAGAATATCGCCTGTTCCTGACTCATTCGCAATACCATCTCCAATATTGGTGCCATCCCTTGATCCATATTCTAATTGTAATGGTGGGAAAAATGAATCGGTAGGTGATTCAAGAACAATCGCACTGCCTGATGTTTCGCCCTCTCCACCCTCAAGAACAATATATTCATCAAGAGTCTTTGTAGCATTTAGAATAAATCTATTACCGTCAGTATCTACAATTTGATCCTCTTCATCAATTGACCGATTTATTCCAACAAGAGTATCTCTATTATCACTACCAATTCTTAAAGATTTTTCAAGAGCAATTCCTTCAGTAGCGCCAGTCTCTAATGTTGATCGTATCACATCCTCAAATGTTGTTGTTAAAACATTTGTTGTAGAATTCCAAGCTTGCACCTTTCCTGTATGAGTAGTAAGAGTATTTGCTGCAGCAAAAGTTCCTGTTACATCTTTCAATGTGAAATTTGCCGGAAACGTCATGTCTGGTGCTACACTATAATTAAATCCTTGATTAGTTATTTCTACATCACCGACAGCACCAATGCTATCTGTTACTGCAAGTAAAGATGTACTTGTGCCAGTAGTTGTTGATACAGAAACGGTAGGAATAGTTACATAACCAAGTCCACCAGTTTTAAGAAATATTCTAGAAATTGCACCAGAATAATCTGTTGTCTCTTCTATTGCAAATCTATCCGAGCCTGAACTGTAAGTATCTTTGCTCGTTTGGTTTATAGACGACTCCATAATAAAACTATGACCAGCATGAGAAGCAACTACATCATGGTAAGCTTCCAATTCAAGTTTTCCACCATCATCAGTCTTACTCGAATCTGCTCCATTTAATATTATATTTCCGACAGAACTAGTTCCTGATTCAACTTGAATAGCTGTAGCATCATAAGCATTATCCAAAATAATATGTTCACCAAGACTACTAGCAGTTGCTCTTTCCATTTCAATAGAAAATAATTCAACATGGGTTGTTGTGCCATCTTCTGAAATTAAAAAATCACCGGCATTTGTAGATTTTGTATCTGTACCATCTAATACAAGTGAGCCATCAATAATAGAAACAAAGCCCTCAGCTGCAATTGTAGATGAATCACTAGTCGTAAATGTAAGAGTATCACCTACTTCATATTTGGTTCCAGCATCATCTATCACCACATCACTTACTGAGCCAGAAATAATATTCTCAATTCTTGCTGTTGCTAAACCATTACCAATAGAAGTGTTTGTATCAAAGTCAATATCTTGAGCTTCTGTATATAAAGCACTTCTATTTGTAACCACGCCAGTTGATATTATATTTTTAAGTGTAAACGTCATGGTGATATCTTGCACTGTAGAAGTTGTGCTTAAAGTCTCACCCTCTGTAAAAGTAAATTTAGTACTAATAGAATCTGGATTAAGTTCAAATTCTACGATTGCAGCACCACCCTCTGAAAATGAAGTAGCAGAAGCAATAAGTGCTGTAGCATCAGAAGTTTTACCATTTATAATTGTTCCAATTGCTTCTGTTGCAGGTATATTTGTAAGAGGAGCAACACGCATAATTGTTTTGTTGCCCCACTTACCATCAGAAGCCCGCATCATATATTTGTTTGGATAAATTACATCAGCAGTTTCGCCGAGCAACATACGCATGAAAATCTTATGACCTTCGGATGTTCCTTTGGCCCGGTATAACTCACGAATATTTTTGATTAGATTTCTTTTATCAAGACCTGTAGCAAGTGTGAGAGGAATTGCATTCATAAACTCATCACGGAAATTATCTAAGAAGTCATAAATGGTATTATCAACATCAGCATAGTCTAACAGCTGCTGTATATTCTGTACAGGGTTTGCACGATATCTAACAACTGTGCCTGATGAATTAGAAGTTCCGCCAGTTATGGTTTCTCCTGTTATAAATTTTTGTTGTGATGTAATAAAGAGTCTTGGGGTGCTGGCATTTCCTAAATCATCTACAAGAACTGTTGCAGTTGCTTTTGATGTGTCACCAGTTATGGTTTCCCCAATATTAAATTTGCCGCCACCATAGGATGATAAATTAACATCTCCTGTTGCAACTCCAACACCATTTTCTAAAACAATTTTATTACCGTCTACATCTAACACAAAAGATTTTGATTCTAAATTTAAAAGAAGGTTATCAATATTTGATATAATACGAAGTTCACCAGCTTCAAGATACTGATAATAGTGCTTTAGAAAACGAGAGAATACTGGATGATCTGCCTGAATAAAGTCAGGCAGTTGGCCATCAATTTGAGTACTAAGCTTAGTACTCAATTTTCCTGATGGAGCAACATCAAATTCTTTTTCTCTAAATGCCATTGTTTAATAACTCGACGTTGTTGAATAAGAAGATGTTGTTGTGTAAGTAGTACCAGCACCACTGTCGCCCACCGCAATAGTGTCAATTTCTCCTTTTATAATAGTATTGACAAAATCAATTTCTAATACCTGATTGCGAACTGGAACGATATCTTTAGAATCTGGAAGCGCAGTAATACGAATTTGAGTAGATGCTACTTCATCAACTATATCTGCTGAAGTAATATAAATTGAATCAGTAGCAATTTTTCCTGTTGAGTAAGTTACTGTTCCAGCAGTCTCATCAGCATAAACTCTAGCACCAGCAGAAACATAATACAATCTCAAATTTCCATCACCATCATCATCCCAGTAATGTATGTTTGTAGTATCACCGCTAATATAAAATCCCGTTGAAGTAATAATTCCACCCGCTGCTTTATTATGCTCAGCGTGAGGATTATAAAATGCATTATTAAAATTAATAGTATATGATGTTGCGGCAGTAGTGGTTGGCGTAAATTTTTGGGCCATAGTTATATTTGTTGCATTACTCGTAATTGAAGAATCCGTATTATCAATAAGACCCAAAACTTTTGAATGCCTAAACAGTCCTTCAAATTGTTCTAGATCAGAAGTATTATAATTTTGCAAAGTAGTTGAAACCAAAGATTCTAATTCTGGCCCAGTTGATGTAGTTGCACTAGTATTGAATTTAAATGTTGTATTTAAAATCAAATAAGTTGTTAGTGGATCAACAATAACAGGAGTGGTTGATGCAACCGTATAAGGAGCATAATCTTTAATCAGCTGAGTTTTCTCTGCTGATGTTAACTCAAGCCCAGTAGTTGATTTAATGGAAATGAAAACCTTGCCATATTCAGCTGTACTTACTACACCAAGGCTAGAATCGAATGATCCACTCTCTCCACCAAACACTGATACTGACTGAGTGTTTGCAAATAATTTCTTTGCATATACTTTATAGTCTTCAGCAGTAACGCACCTTCCTTGAGATGCATAATCAAGTGGAGCATTATATTTAATTGATTGAAGAGTTTCAGGATTAGAGCCGCCAGTAGCTGATGCTACAGTTGCAACAGCGACATCAGAAATTGTTGCGATTACTGCCGAGTTTGCAAATACAGAAGCACCGTTTGCAGCAGACCTGTTACTTACAACATAAGTCATAATTACAATATTATCATCAGACAATGCAGTACCAATAACGCCATCACCAAAATAAATCTCAAAACGTCCAGCTTCAACTTCCTGTAAAAAATATACCTTACTTGAAGTTGTAACTTGAGTTATATCTGTTGCTTCTGTATATGTGGAAGTGGTTGTATCAGACGATGAAGTTTGAACTTTAACCGTAAGAGTTCTTGTATCTGCTCTGTTATCTCTAAGAAGAAATCTTTGATCTGCATCAGAAGTATCAACAGTATATCTTGTTGTTACAAAAGTTCCTTCATAAATCTTAACATCATTAAAGGTAATACCAGAACCAATATTGGAAGCAGTCACATCTTCAGAAGTAACAAATTGATAATCCGTGCCATCATTAGAAGTCGTAAAAACTGTTCCAGCATCCATTGTTGCTGTAGCCAATGTAGAAGTATTTAATGTAACATCAACAGTTGCGGTAGCAGCTCTAGCAGAGGCAGGAACATAACCTAAAGTTTTTGCATGAGAAACGATGCTTGAACGCAAGGATGCACTATCTAAAAACATTTCATTCGCAAGCATGTTTGCATTGAAGCCAAGGTAGTGCGTATTATACGAGAGAACATCTAGAAGGGCACTCATACCAGAACCTTCAAAATCATAGTCTTTGAATTCTGTTTGACCTTTTAGGAAAATTTTGAGATTGTCTTTAACATCATCAAAATCAAATTCTGTTACGTTTAGTCGTGTGTCATTTACTGCCATTATCGTAATCTTTCTAGAAATACTGTTAAGTCTACTAATTCAGTTGGAGCATTCACAACAAAAAATTCTATTGTACACTCATATTCATTACGATCTAAATTCGGTTGAGCCCGAACGGATATCAATTTTGCTCTTGGCTCAAAATTTTCAATAACAAGCTCTATTTGTTGTGTAAGAATATGTGCAGTAATTGGAGTCATTGGCTCAAACAATATACCTCTTACACCAGAACCAATCTCTGGATGAAAAGGTTTTTCATAATGGTTCGTCAATACAAGATTACGAATAGAGCGCTTGACTGCTTGAATATCAGTTACCTTACTGATATCTTTAGATGTTGCCTTCTTAGCAAAAAATAAATCCAAGTCCGTATATTGCCGAACATTACGATCAATATCATTTTGGCCTTGTGCATCTGTGTGTGCAGTTGGTGTTGCCATTATAGACTCCTGTTTTTATTATTTATAAGATGTATCATAATTATCTGCGATATTAACTTCCGATATTACTGCCTCAATGTTGTCGTGCCAATAGTTTAAAAATCTATGTACTCTTGGATACTCTGGTCTTACGTCTGCTGTCTGCCAAATAAACTCTTGAAGTATGTGAGTATAATCTGGCATCCAGTATAAGACATTCAAAGTCACTATGGTATTTTTTATTAGTATCATTGCTATTTCTAAAATCCAGTTGAAGAAAATTGTGGATCGTAAAAATCAGCATATTGATATGTTACTTTATAAATTACTCCTCTATGTCGATGTGGTTTTGTTATTGTAGCTCCATCAGCATCTACTGTATCAAATCTATCCTCAGCGGGAGCATAATTACGAACATCTGCTGTTATCTCTATTTCCCTTGGCTCTACAATTCTTTCACCAGGACTGCTACCAACATATTCGCCATGTCGCCACACGTCAAACCTACGATTTATACCACCTGATGATTTCGCAGCAGACGTAATAATTTCTTCACGCCCTGTCTCCTCATTCTTTTCTTTTACAATATAATCAGTATTAGGATGTATCTTTCTTGCAATATGTCTTAATCGACCTTTTTCGGGATATCCCGAAACATGTAATATTTTAACTGGTTCATTTGATAATTCTATCGCATGTTCAAATTCGTCGCCAGCAGTTAAAATATCGTCTGCATAAAACTTTTCTGTAACTTCTACAGGACGATATGAAAATCCATGTGGACTAACATTAGCTTTCTTTGAAACTGTTCTAACATGTTCTGTACCACCACTAATAATTGTTTTATTTTCTACAAAACTTGAGGAAATTTCAGATGTTGTTGCATCTTCAGGAGTTGTAATTTTTGTCTTAGTTACTACAGTTCTTTCTCCTGTTGGAACACCCCACCCCCCACGTCGGGAATGCAGAATTCCCGCCATGGCAGATGAATCAGGATCAATACCAGTTGGGCTAGAATTAATAGTATGCTGAAAAGCAACTTCCGTAAAATCTTTTTTCGGGTCTGCCGGCGAATAAAAATCATCATCTATTTCAGGAAGTTTTCTAATTTTATTAATCGACTCATCTAATAATTTTTCCACAGTAATAACAGTATCCTCTGGAAGTTGCAATCCAGATACATCAATTGTTTTCATTTGTTCAGCGATAGTTTCTGCTGTTGTTTCTAACTCTGCTTTCAAAGCTATGAAATTAGGACTTTCAACTAATTCAGAAGTTTTCTCTGCAAGATCAGCAAGGTCTTCAGGCTTAATTGGATTTGCTTGCAGCACTTCAATTGCTTTTTGAAAAGGATCACCGACAGATGGTAATTCAAAATTAGGAATTTTAGCAGAAAGACTTGTTCCTGCTCCAATTGCAGATGCTGCATCAGACACAAGAGTATCCAAAGAAAATCCACCGGCAGTTAATGCACTACCAAATTTTGTTGCAATACCAGCAAGTGCTTGAGTATGTTGAGGAAGGCCAGCAACTAACCCTGATAAACCTGACAATAGTGGTTGTAAACCAACGTTTGGAAGTTCTGGTAATTTAGGAGTCATATTACGAAATACACCTGTCAAGTCATTAATCTCCCCATCCAAAGTTGTTTTAAGTGCTGATGCATCAAGTTCCAAACCATCTTTGGCACTCTTCATTAACTTTTCAAATTTTGTTTGAACTTCAAGAAGTTTTTGATTTTGACCTTCAATGCCAGTTGCATCCAATTCCATATTAATCTCCTACAAAAATATTTGGTGAACCAGCTGCAGTAGATGGGGCACAATGCGCTCCAGCCAGAGGTGGACATAGACTGTCAGCAGCTGCGCTATCGGGAGTATTATTTACAACCAATGTGCTATGACAATACATGTGATTTGATCCAGCAGATAATGCTCCACCACCATGTGAATTTGCATTACCATTCACAGAGATAAGTACACCGTTTGCAAATACTGTGCTGTTAGTACTAACTACCGTAGTCGCTCCACAAGCTCTCGCATCTCCATTTCTATGTACCGCAGCCATCGTTTCTCCTTATGGATTAATATCAACCTTATTGGTAGCAGTTGGTGTACCACCACCAGACTTAATTGTATATACTGTACCAGCAGTAGTATCAATCGTACCTTCAGTTGTACTAGTTGCTTCTTCTATTATGTTTTTCTCAGATTTAATGTGCATGGTATCAACTGACTTCACATTAAGCTTATCACCAGACTTAAATGATGTTATACCAGATAAAGTTGTCGTAGATAAATTTTGTTCAGCTACAATAATAACATCACCTTCATAAGAAGCAATTTCCAGATTATTGACAACACTTAATCTGCTGGCATCGTTTACTATTCTAAGCTCTGATTTATCTATTATTGTATCAACAAATCCACCAATTGTTGCTTTAACATTATCCTTAATATTATATGCATGATTACCAATTAGTTCTTCTTCCCGATTTCCTCCACCTTCACTCGCACCTACTTTAACACGATGGTTCTTATGAATTTTTTGTGTATAATTTCCTTCTACCTCTAAATGATAATCACCTTTAATAAGCTCTCGCACTGTTCCTTTTACTGTTAAGTTAACATCACCAGATATAGAAACATTTGAACTACCAGCAACAATTTCATAGTTGTCTCCAATTACCTTGACAACTTTTGTTCCTGTGGGATGTATCTCTTCAAATGTGCCGGAAGTGTGTTGGCGAAACAATCTCTCTGCGCCAGGAGAATCATCTATCTCATTTATATGACCGGACTCACTTTCATGAACATGATTGAATGGATATTGAGAAGAAATATATGAGGCTGCATATTTTTTGATTGACTTAGGATCAGGCTCATTCCAAAAACTGCGAACTTCTTGAACTGCTGCATCTGATACCGTAGAAAGATATGGTTGCGTTGCAGTAGGAACGCCAGTACCTTTTATAGTTGTATTAGGTGTGGTGCCGGTATCATCAATACCAACAGTTGGATCAAGAGCAGCTGGATCACCACGCAACCTATTCAATCGTCTATTGATAAGAGAGTTATGTGTCTCTGATGTTTTACCTTGTGCTAATCTATTAGTATCTGTTTCCCCCACACTATGGCCAGACTTCATAGAATATTCATCACCATCTAGAGGATATGGACCATAAGTTGGGTCGCCAGAATATGCTTTGCCGGGTTGAACTGAAAATCTGCTTCTAGGATCATTAAAACCTTTTGTATAATCAGCCGGACTTCCAGGGCGGCCAGGCAAAGAACCTATAATAACAGGTTGCTGTTTTTCTTGAGCATCTCTAAAGAAACCAATCACCCAAGAACCTTCTACAAGAAAAGAAGGAGTGCTGCCCAATCCATGCATAGATGGGTCTGTAACAGGATGCATGACATGGGCCCACGGCAGATCAGCAGTAGGAAGGGAATTTAAATCTTCTGTATGAAATCCAAGACAACGAACACGAACCCGACCTAAACGCTCAGGATCATTCCTATCTTCTACAACCCCAACGAACCAGATGAATCCATCTTGGCCCATAAAATAACTTTGTTCAGCCATAATAATCCTTTAAACAGTCTTTTGACTATTTATAAGGTTTAATGCAAGTCTGGATCACGCCCTAGTCGTGGAATATTATATTCTTCTATCTCTATATTTTGTTTACCTAGCTCTTTGTACATGGCAAATGCAGTCAAAGCATCTTCTTCTGACAATTTGTCGGCAAGTATTTCTTTATAAATTATTCTGTAATAACTCATAGTAAATTATATTTAGTGAATGAAATTTTCAATATAACCACTGAGCTATATTTTTGAACT